TGTGTAGGTTTCCCTGACTGATATTATTTATAAGAGTTTGTCTTGAAATACACAAAAATAAATACCTATTTTTGTACAAAAAAAGAGACCCGAAGGTCTCTTTTGAAGTATGTAATTCTGAATTACATGAGGTTTGCAACTTGTACTCGTCTGTAGTACTTGTTGGTATTTGCTGTAAGAGCACCAGATCCTTGAGTAAGTCCCTGAGAGAATGGGTTTGAAACCATGCCGTAACGAGTCTTGAATCCGATTTTTGGTTGGAAGGTGTCTGGGTTGATTGCTCTGACCTGCTGTAGAGGCACATATGGGCAATAGAATAATCCAGCATCGTAAGGTGAAGTACCTTTGTATCCAGCAACGTAGTAATGCTTATCGCTTACGTTAGCAGAATAAGGGTCAACATAAACCTTAACACGACCATTAAGAGTTCCAACAAGGGTTGAAGAAGTATCATCAACACCAGTTAGTGAGTTGTTACCATTAAGTGCAGGAGCATAGTCAAGCACACCAGCCATACCTAGAGCTGAAGCAACGTCTGCAGAGCAAATCAAGATGTTGCCCTTCCCACGACGAGTTTGCTGACCGATAGCGTTAGCATCTCTTTCGATTTGGAAGAGTAGTCCCTTAAATTTCTCAACTGACCAACGACCATTACTGTCAACGTCTAGGTCAAAGATACCAGCGTTAGCAGTATTGTTCTGAGCACCAGCAACAGCGTTTGTGTAGATAGTTCTAACAACTTCTCTGTTGATTTCAGCAAGGATCTCAGTAGAAAGAATGTTGGCAAGCTCTTGCTCTGCATCCAATCCATGAATAGCCTTGAGGTCTTGAGCCATCTCGATGCTGTACTCAGCTTTCAAAGCACGTGCTCTGGCTGTTACAGTCACCTTCTCGATGGAGAAGCCCATCTCTCTGAATTCATTGGTGTTTTCAGAGTCGTCAAGTCCTTCAACGGTAGCCGTTGTCATACCTGTAGCATCACCTGTCTGCTCATAAGTGCCAGCAGGGCTGTCATTTAGAAGTCCAGGGTTGTTACCTTGAGCATCGTTTGTTGCATCAGATGCATTAGGATCATACTCAGCTAGGTCTTGACCAGCACCACCAGAGAAACCAGCGTTAGGCTCATTGAAGAATGCCTCACGATAGTTACCACTAGCAGGAGCACGCTCAGTACCGTAGTTAGTTCTCATTGCAAAGATAAGTCCTGTAGGACCTGTCATTGGCTGAACGCCAGCAACATCATATGCAATTAGTTGTGGCATTGAACGTCTAATAAGACTGATCAATACGGGGTCGAAACCAGCAACTGGACCTGTATCGGTAGCTGCTTGTGTATAACCTGTTGTTTGTAGAGTTTCAGTAAGGATCTTTCCTTCTTCTGAAATTGCTCTTTCTTGGTTTTCAAGAAGTTGTGCGACAACGCCTTTCTTGTAAGTATCGCTAATCTCTGGAAGAGAATCGTGATTTAGAACGGGTGCCCACTTTTCCTGTAGTGATTTTAGTGACATTTTGTCTCCGAAATTGTTATTGAAAAATGGTTAATTACGAATAATTAGTTAGACCACTTCTTAAGTGCATCTACGTACTTCGACATAGTGTGAGAAGTAGTATCTTCTACAAGGGTTTCTCCTTTGTCCTCGGTAGGATCTGCAACCTCGGTTGCTTCCTTGCGAGTAAAGTATGATTCCTTAATAGTTTCGATCTTCTTGCGAAAATCTTCTTCAGTTTCAAACTCAACACCCTCTGCTAGAGAAGCAAGCTTCTCTTTTTGAGTCTCTGCCAAACCAGCAGCACACTCAGTCACGATTTCCATTTTTACAAGTTCGCCAACTCTTTTGTTAAGAGTGACATTAGCGTCGATTTGCTCGTTGAGTTTCTTCTCCATATCATCTATTTCTCCAGCCATCCCATCAAGGAGGTTGAATTTTTCTTCGGGAACTGTAAAGTTATGCTCCACGAAGAGTTCTTTTAGGCCGTTAAAGAATGACTCAGCCATCTCATTCTTAATACCGTGCTCAACAGCGATTGAATTTTCCTCTAACCACTGTTTCGCAGCATAAGATAGATAGTCATCTACTTTTTCTGCCAATTCTGTTTTGACTTTCTCTACTTCTTCAGTAAGAGATTGTTCAAATGCTTCTGTGACAACTTTGACTTCATCATTAACCTTAGCGGTTACTGCTGCTTCAAAGATTGTTGCTGCACGCTGCCTGAATTCTTCTGAGAGTTCTTCACCAGCGACAATAGCGTCAACATCTTCAGTAAAGTCGTATTTGGTTTCAGGGGTTTCTTCTTGGATGACTTCTTCGTCATTAGTTACTTCCTCCTTTTTACTGGATGCATCGGAAGGCTTCGTCTTAATAGACTTATCCTTTTCAACGCTTACTGAACCAGCTGCAGATTTACCTGCATTCTTAGTACCAGCAGCACCTTCAAGGGAATCGGTGTCTACGTGAACAACCTTCTTTCCACTACCACCTAGTGAATCGGTTGATTTTGAGGTATCAATTTTCTCACCAGGCTTAGCATTTTTGGTGACAACGTTAGAACCTTCGGTCACTTCTTCCATATTATCTAACTCTTTTTCGAGGGATTCAGACATTTGTTTAAACTCCGTACAACGTACTATTTGTATTGTCTTTATTTATTTATACATTAAAGACTCTTTAAAAACTTACTGAATGCGGAAACCTTCCGTTCCTGTATGTTTATTAGGGTTGCTTGATCAATTTCTTTCTTGATTTGAGCAACAGCAGACTCTTTTAATATGCCATTATCCCAAACCCATTCTTTTCCTTCCATGATTCCATCTACAAAAGCATCTGGAGCTGAAGGATCTGCAACTATATCAGCAGCAGTGGCAAGCATAAAGTCGTCAGCAACGAAATTTACACCATCCTTTTCTTTAAGTGATCCCATACCTCTAGAAGAAACTCCTAAACGTACTCCCTCATCAAGAAGATTCTTAGCAATATTTCCCATTGGTGTCTCAAGTATTTTTGCTCTACCAACAAAATTATTACCATCTTCTTTCAAAGATTCGATCTTGTGAGAAACCCTATCCAAATTAATCGATGGACCTTCAGGATGACCAAGCTCTCCTAAAGCACGACCTTTTTGAATGTGATGCTCATCATATTTAGCAACTTCTCTGGCAAGTACACCTTGTGGATATACCCTACCATTCTTGTTTTTGATTTCAGATTGAAGAAACACACCTTCGATGAAGTGGCTCTTCTTGCCGTTTTTTTCTTCAGATAGAAATTCTACCTGAACAATTTCTTCAGCTATTAGTCTCATCTTTTGGTTCCTCTATGGTTTCTTCTGGTTCCTCTTCAGGTACTGTGTCAACATCTGTTGAAGCTTCGGGAGGATCTTCTGGTTTACGACCATCGACTTCCACTTCAGTAGGAGCTTCTTGGCCATCAGGTAGAGAATCTTGTACTTCATCAGCAGCATCTTGAGCAGTATCGTTCAAATCAAAACCCATTGATTTGGCAAATTGTAATTTTTGTTGTTGGACAAGATCGTATGTTGTAGCAGATAAAGCATCATTAGTTAAGTCTAATGCTTTAGCTTTATCGTCACCAAAAATTTTGTCAACAATATCTTTTGCAATTTCAGAAGGCATAATATGTGAATAATGTTATAGTTATTTAGTATTTAGAATTCGGCACGTTTCTGATCCGCACTAGATGGACCTTCAGGTGTACCTGCAGTAGCAGGTTCTTCCATGCCTTCGGGACCAGCAGCAGCGGCCATTGGATCAATTCCAGCATCTAATGCTGCTTGTTCCGCAGGATCCATCAACTTACCATCCGCAATTTCCTGTTCAATTTGCTCATCAATTTCAATGATTTCTTGATCAGTCTGCTTGATTACCTGACGACGCATATACTCAATAGAGAAGTATTTACCAACGTAAGGATCCATTGCAGCAACTTGATTTATCCTCTCGTTACGGATCTCAATATCCTTGAGCTCTGAGAAGTAGTTATCAGCAATATAATCAAATTGAATATGCTCTTTCATATCTTCCCATTCTTCAATGGAAATAATACCCTTAAGAATCAATTGAGTCTTAAGAAGATCAACAAACAATTCTCCAAAACGTTTGCGTAAACGTGCAACAAACTTTTGGAACTTAACTTCATCTCGTGTGATCTCAGCAGCACGACCAATGTTAAAGGTTGTTTCAGTTTCTAATCTTGAATTAGGAACGTTAAGTGCTTTGTATAATTTCTTTTGGAAATACTTAACATCTTCTAACTCACCTAAGTTTTGTCCACCAGGCAATGTAGTAATCTCAGTTCCTCTACCACCTTCTCTACGAGGTAACCAGAAGTCCTCAAGCATAGACATGAACTTCTTGTCATCCTTGATCTCACCAGTGTTTGCATCGTATACAAGTTTGTTCCTGTAACGACCCATTACCTCACGGAGGTATTGCTCTGCCTTATTCTTAGGTAGATTACCTACATCAATATAAAAAATTCTTCTTTCTGGTGCTCTTGATAATCTGTAGATAACAAGAGAGTCTTCAATCATTCTTAATTGATTGACTGCCTT